GGCATATCGCATTCAGCAACACCACCGAACGCGAATGTAGGTTCTATCTCTTCAAATATGTTAGAAGCATCGGGGCGGATGTACATATCTGCGTCAAGAATAAGAATTTGATCATAGTCATCTATCAACTCAAACGCATTCTCTTTTTCAAAGATAGGCAGGTATCCTAGTTCTTTCCAACCGCCACACTTACCTTCTCGTTGCGTACGGAAAACATCAGGAACAATGCGTAGTTTAGGTTGAGTTTGTAAAATATGCTCTGCGCCAATTTTTTCAGCGTATTGCTTGACTGATTCTATGCAGTGATCGTACAGTCTAGACTTCTTACCGACATAAACTTGATAAATTAATCTTTTCATATTGTAGCAATCGCCCCTGCTAATTCATCAATGTTCTCACCGTTATTCGGTAACTTATGGCGCATGAAGAAGTGGACAAAATGCGCCTCAGCGATCTTTCCCTGTTGTAGTGCACCAAACAATGCGTTAAACTTCCAATCTACATGCTGAATACTTAGGTCGTCTTTTCTTGCCCAATAATTCAAAGTGATCTGATCGGTCTGCCAACGGAAAGCACCGATGCCGTCAATAAAATCGCGGAAGTAAGAACGTTGCATAAACTGCTTTGGCGTGGTGTTACCCAGCACCTCCAACATCTTTTTACAGTTATACACAATCATCCCAGAGTTAAAGAACTCGCCGCCATGGGGGTGATCAAAATCCCAGTCAAACTGTTTACATACTGAGTTTGTCAACTGCTCGCGCGAGTACTTGTTAATCTGCTGGGAGTATCTTTGGTTTACTGGTAGTTCGCGCTCAAATTGAGCAGCGAAGTGATAATCGGTACTGATGTCAGCGAATACATCGGGTGCATCAGGTTTGATAAAAATATCTGCGTCGATAACCGCAACTTGATCGAAATCTTTAAAGTATTCAAAGACGTTCTCCTTTTCAAATATCGGTAAGAACCCGCCATACTTTTCGTATGACTCTTTACTACGTTGCCCTGTAAACGGATCAGGTTTGATCCATAACTTTGGTTGAGTTTGTACAATGTGGTCTGCGCCGATTTTATCAGCATATTCTTTGACGCTCGCCACGCAGTATTTGTACAACTTAGACTGTGGTCCAACTGCTACTTGATAAATTGCTCGCTTCATGTGTTATGTTCCGCAGATGTACCAACGTCATAGTTTACTACCTGAAAGCAAGATGCAAACTGCAAGTGGTAATCATTGAAATCCTTCTCTTTAGTTTTTAACATTATCTTTGCAGTCTTATGTAGGTGTCCATCAACGTTCTCATCTATGGGTTTAGAAATTGCCCAATCGCGAAGTATACTGGCGCCTGTCCTATTAACATAGTATCCGGATCCTGGAGAGACTACTTCTCTCTTACCTTGCCATGCATTGTCGTTGCGAGGAAACGTGGAAAAGAATCCTATAGGATCTTTAAATTTAGGAAGTTCTTTATACGGATACGTGTCGTGCTCAATAATACACGTTGGTTCTGTAACTTGCTTCCATAAATTGTAATGACTATACCATATCGCTTTTTCAATTGGTGTAAACTTGTTGCCATTGAACTTACATTCTGCGAAAGGTAATTCGTCACCAAGAGTATCAGGTACGATTCCTTCTTTCTTAGTTATATTGTACCCTAATTTTCGCCATCTGTCAAGACATATTTTAGAATAATAATCAGACTTCTGATCGCCAGAAACGACGATCATCCAGATGTTCATGAAGTGAAGACTTTAACATTATACATATCTTCGAACGCAGTTGCTTGATCCCTATTGTTAACCATAGGTTTGCCTCTGATATTCAAAGAAGTGTTTAGTAGCATAGGCACGCCAGTGCGATCGTAATAGCACTCGAGTATCTTACGCAGTGCAGATTGAGAGTCTTTGTGTACTAACTGTACTCGACCAGAACCATCTACGTGAGTCACCGACCCATAGTCGTGTTTCGCCTGAGCACTAAATTGCATCCACCGATTGGTGTAACCTTCAAAGTAATCGTCGACGTGCTCCTCTAGAATCGCAGGAGCGAAAGGTCTGTAGAGTTGCCTCTGTTTAATATTATTGACAGTATCCTTTACATCATATCTCACGTCGCCGAGCAGAGAGCGATTGCCATATGCTCTATAAGAAAATTCTGCGGGTCCGTTCGCAACACCACAAACTTTTTTCTTTAGCAGGTAATCAACAACCATCTCTGGGTCTAACCAACCTTCAATCTCATATCCAAGGTATGGGTGTTCCCAATTGATCCTATCAGCGCCAGTTTCTTTCATGTAGAAATAAGCAGCTGCACCAAGAGATCCGCCACCGTCTCCTGGGTTCACATCGATCCAGACATCATCGAATAGTTCTCGGATCCGATTATTTGCCATAATATTTTGAGCAACACCGCCACTGTAGCAAAGTTTGTTTCCGTACTTTCTTGCTTTGGCAGCAAATTCATATATGACTTCTTCCGTCATCCTTTGCGGTGAGGCAGCAGCATCTTTTTCGTTTTTGGTTTCGCGCAACAGGAAATCAATAATTTTTGATAGGAATAATGTTTTTATCCTGTATTTTTCTTGCCAAGGGACATTCTCAAACCCATCTTGATCTTCCAAAGTCCAAGAGGGAACGCACTTATACATCTCAAATGCTTTTTCCCAATGAGTTGGTTCGCCATAGCAAGATAAACCCATGACAACATATTCGTCATCATTAGATCTCAATCCTGGCATTTTATCGGTAAAATTGGCGTACAAGTAACCAACTGATCTGGGGAAATTAGTTTCTTCTACTAGTTCTAAATCGTGGTTATAAGTTGCCGAAGATCTCATCTCGCCGACACCATCGATCACTAGCATCACACATTCTTCTTTCGCGAAACTTTTTGGTCTAGTTGCAAAAGCAGCTGACGCATGCGCGCGATGATGCTCGCATGCTGTTACTATATCACCCCTCTCCGCTGGGTGTTGACCCCACCACTTCCTATTAGGTCGTTTTCCCATTTTGCGCGCAAGGGCGAGTTCGTATTGTAACTCACTATTTTTTTCATGATGTTCGGGAAGTTCGCTCCAAGGGAGATCTTCTTTCCCGCGCAGTTCAGAAAAAGCATCAGCTGAAGGAGTAAGGAAGTCGGTTCTAAATTTTAATCTGTATGCCCAATCATCATTGGTGTATAAACTGGTATTTGGATATCTGGTCGACCATTCCTTCAGAAATTCTTTAGACATGACTGCATCATGTTTCTTACCAGAAAATCTTTCATACATACTAGCAAATTTTATATCACCGTTTTCATCGATGATTGTAATACCAGCATCATGGAGCATCTCGCCCCCAACACCCATATAATGTTTCATAACAAAGTTTTTTTCCTTAGACGTTTTCCATTCTAGTCATGAGTCGCTCTGCTCGGTTTGTTACCTGACGATACCAAAGACTGTCGCGTCCTTCGATCGCCGCAGTTTTCCAGTCGCCTTCTAGGATCGCGGCATTAAACTTCTTAAACTTACTTAGTCGTGTACGACCCATGTTGAACATCATATTAACCAAGATTTGCTGGACTTCGTCTGGTAAGTTGTCAAATGTCCCTCTTTCGTATAAAGCGTGACACTCTCCGATGGCAAGTTCAAGGTCTGCTTCAAAACACTCCTTAACTCTTTCTTCCGAGACTCGAGTACCAACTGCCCTTCCGTGCTCCTCGTCACTTTCGAGGATAAGGTGACCAACTCCAAACGTGGGGTAACCGAGGTGATCGTTGTATATGACATACTCAACTCCTTCGTCGATCTTGAGTTGTTCGTAAACTGCTTGTCTGTTCATTTTTTGCTCCTAGCAAGCATCTCTTTTGTCATGATATAATCTCTAACAAAATCAGAACGAATGATGTCTTCCCAACCAAATTCAATTATTGAAAAATTTTTCATTACTTCTATTATAGATAGGAACGATTGAATGCCATTCCTATCAGATTCTTTCGTAAAATCCGACTGATAAAAATCTCCCGCAAAAATTATGCGAGAGTCCAGTCCGACCCTTGTAATCACTGAGTCCAGTTCATGGAACGTCAGATTCTGCATCTCATCTACAATGATGATAGCATTATCAAAGGTCGTACCTCTTATATAGGAAGTTGAGTAGAACTCAATAATACGTTGGTCTACTAACTGTTGATAACTTCCACCGAAATTAAATAAGTCGTCGCATATCCCAATGTAGGGTTGTATGAACGGTGCAAGTTTTTCGTCAGCGGTTCCTGGGAGGAAACCCATGTCGCGAGTAGCAACTACTGAGCGAACGAGGATCACCTTTTCCCAAGGAGTACTTTTATCTAGTACATCTTGCAACGCTAGATATAATGCAGTGAAGGTTTTGCCCGTTCCCGCACTGCCATTGAGTACAAGATTATGCCCGTCCTTCCACTCTTCCCATGCTACTTGCTGGTTATTGGTTAACGGATCGAATGTGCAAAGATTATCTATACGAATTTTAAAGTTAGACTCTTGCCGATGTCTTTTAGTTTGAGTCATACCTTGATAGTATTGCCGCGACCTGAGTTATTCTTAATGTTTTTGAGAAGATCTTTATACCCATCAGGTGCTTTTGATAAGGTTCCTCCAGCGTGAGTGATCAGACTAGCAGAAGAAGTTTTGTGTAAAATTTGCCACTCTCCGGATTTTACATTTTCTTCCATAGTGGAGATAGAACAAAAAACTTCTTTTTCTTCTCCCTCTTTAGTCTTAACATCATATGTTGGCATAGTATTCAGTTTCCTGGGCAGCGATAGCTTTATTATAGTGAATTTATACAAAAAGTAAAGAGAAAAATAAACAATGCCCCACCGGAGTGGGGCACGAGATAGATCACCTTCCTTTAATTAACCGTGAGGGACTCTTGGAGTTCGGAGATATAGTCGTCGAGAAATACTCTCTTCTTCTCCACTTTGTGCGCTAACTTTGTTTTTCCTTTCCTATTCAGTTTGTGAATGTAGTGTTGTAGTTCTGCGCTATCCTTGCGCAATCTCTCCAATTGAAATGTTGTTACCATAGGCGACTCCTAAAAGAATTTAAAGTTTAGCAATAACAACGATGTTTCTCACGGTTATTCCGTAATAATGTCCTCCTAAGAAGGTAATAACTGAGGCGCTGCTTCCTTGATCACGCTTTCAGTTAGTCCCTTACATACTGTTTTCTTGGCGAGCATCATTACTAGAAATTCAGCGTCACGAGGGTGTACTGATTCTAACATGCCTATAAACATTGTTTCTCGTTTTAGTTCGTGCATTTGCGGACCACCCTTTACGAAATATTTTAATTTCATGTGTTGTTTATGCCACGTGGAAGGAACGTGTTCTTCTTCAGCAAGGTCAAAGGGAGGGCGACTTTCTGGCAACAGAAAGTTGATGCGGGGGTCAAATACACATCGCAAATAATCAGCGAACGCTTGATACGTTCCTACATAAGACTTCACTAGATCGATCTTATCCTTTCTTGATTTTGCTTTCGCAATGTTTTCCAGCATTTCATATAGTTCAGGACGAGACTTCTTGCCCTGTTGGGTTTCAGTAATCATACATAACCTCTTTCACGAAAATATTTAGTATTTCACTTGTTCACACTCAGGTGTTTTCTTGAGATTCTACAATTAATTATACCATTGTAATAGTCGTCTCTCAGCAACACTTCGCGGTCAAACTGTTCTTTAGTTTCATAGTATGCGCAGTCTCCCTTCGTCTTGCAGAGGTGTAATATCTCACGGGTAAAGGCATCTAACCCCTTTGACTCTACTAACTCCTGCACGCGCTCTGAGGAACCACAGTAAGTCCTCCAGTCGCTTTCCACGAGAGTTTTCTTTCGCCGTTTACGGGTCTTGGTGATAGGGAGAGTTTTGGTTCGGTAGAAGAACTTCTTACCGACGTATTTCATCTGAGTTTCTTTTTCAGTTATTATGTAAACAAACCCATAATAATCTTCAGGCAATGTATCGTATACCTCGCCGTTATAAGTCCAAGTCATTAGTCGACTTCTATAGGTGCAGCGCACATAGGACAGAAGGCAGGAATCTCGTCAACATCATGTACAATAAGTTCGCATTCAGTTTCGCAAACCTCACATGTTATGTAAAAAGTTTCGTCTTCCATTAAATTTTTCTCAATCTCTTGGATGGCGACAAGTACCCATCGCGCATTTCGTTAAACTGTTCTTTAGTTATACCTAAATTCATCCAACGCACTGTGTTTTCTACAATGGACGTGCTCTTGTTATATAGATCTTCGTAAAACACCAGTTTGGATTTTGGGTGAAAAGCAGCAAACTGAAATAGTTTTTTGTACTTTTTAGATTCATGCACAAAATTGTTTATGTAAGGAAATTCTGTTGGTTCGTATTCATGATAATATCCATACTTTGTAGCATTAACTCCGCTTATACACAACTCGCGAATATTCGCACGGACAAGCACTATAACATGGGAAAAGTTTTTTACATTTTT